AATTCCAAACAGCATCACGAACTGGAGCTGAAAAGTTATTATATGGCGCGCAAATCTCACACGGCTTGCCGTTGGTTGAAAATTCAAGAATAGGCAATATATCTGCATTCCGTTCGATTTCATTCCACTTAACAGCCATTTGAGCCTGGCCAATAGCCGTAGAACGTTCCGTTAATCCCCAGTTTACGTTCCAAGCTTCAAACTCTTTAGCGGCTAATTGCGTGAAATCTCTTTGACTTCTCAAATTACCTGACTCATCCAAAAGTAAAGTTCTGTATTCCTTGATTTGATGATATGCCTTGCCACCTGAAAACATGAAAGTATTAGTCCTTAAATCTTCAAGTAATTCCAAATCTTTGCCCGTAAAGTCCAAAAGGTTACCGCCAAAACCTTCATACAAACCCGCTTTAAGATAATTTGCGATTTGCATGTAGAGTGATTCCGGTATGGCGTATTCAGTAATAGCACCAGAATAGATGCCATTAAGTAAATCTTTTAACTCTGAATCGCTATATTGGAATTTATCTGTCATTTGATTAAAAATCGGTACATTTTACTTTCATTCTTTATAAACCTTTCGGGTACAATTTTTAAAAGTATAAATTACATTTAATTCCTGCTTAATTCTCGCAAAACTTTCATCTTATAAGTTTCTTTTGTTTTCTGCATTACCTCAGTTGGTGTCATTGCCTCCATTTTAGCAACTGTTTCAGCCCCGTAAACATTAACCAATCGAACCCATTGAACTCTCGTTCTGTTGATCTGATTGACACCAAATGCAGCCTCAAATTTCTTGCGGGTATCATACATTAATTGTGGATTATCCAGTAATCCCATATGCAGTTTCTTGTACGCTTTTGTTTGCGCCCTTTTGCGGAAATACTCTTTAATGAATGTGAACATGATTATAGATTTTTTCAAGTTTGTTTTTTACTGATTCGGTTAATTTTGGAATAGTAGGGATAATCGGCTCAGGTGGCGCGGTTACTGGTATGCCTGTTTGTGCTGTGAAATACTCGTTATCCATCGTTAATCCAGCCTTATACATCTCAACTGCCTGAGCTATTACCGCGTTATTAAGTTCCATTATTTCAGCATCATTCTTTAATACTGCAATAGTTTCTTCAGGTATCGCAAAACCTAAATTACGCATGTTGACTAATAAGCCGTTATTCACAACATTTGCAATAAATGCCCCGTCTTTGGTTTGCTTGTCTTCCATTGCTTTTTCAGCCGGTGACTTTTCGCCTGAATTGCCAAGTTTGCCAGGTACGCTATCAATAGCATCGGCGTGACCTAAAATGATTTTGCTGATTTTCTTTTCAAGTCTTAATTCAAAATCGGTATATCCTTTGTAGCCTGTTCCGCCTAATGCAGTTTCAAGAAACTCAATTTCGTCCTGAGGGTCAATTAAAGCCCATCCGGATGATCCCATTTGCTGCATAGCCCCTGCCATTGCGTCATAGTCAGGATCACCGGCCTTTTTTGTTGTCTTGCCTACTCTGTAAGGCTGACTAAACAACTCGACAAAATCACCATTAAACCCTATTAAATTGCGTAAAAATATCTCGTAGTTAGCGACCTTATAAAGTAATCCGTAGCCGCTTTTAGATGTTCCTATGTCGTTGTAAGTCTTAACGTAAACATGCCAATCCTTATATGGTTCATCTTCAAATTTAGCACCTGAAATCGAATAAGTAAAGTTTGTTACATTCATTCTGTCAGGCGATACATTCCAACGCTTTACAATATCCAAATCAGGAAACTCACCATCAACAACGTCCCCTAACGAAATCAAAGAATACCCGAAGTAAATCGAATCTAATCCATGATTCAGAAATTTGTTAAACCATTCTTTATTTTGTGATTGACCTTTAACTGTGTCCATGAACATATCAGTAGTCTTTTGATCTACTTTGCCGTTACGATCAACAAACTCCCATTTGCGCAATAAGGTTAAATCCTTTCTTCGGTCAATACATGCAGAAACATGGCCATTAATTACTGTGTCAATGAATAGCTTTTGAAGTTTAACCCGGTGAGGATACCATACATTTTCTGCTTCATTTAAAGCCTCTCGCCAAGTCATTATATCTTGTCGTATTCGCTGTAATTGAACAGGCGCGGGATAATTAGTCAGGTTTTTGTTATCCTTTGTTCTTAGTTCGGGATTCATTGAACCGCCTCCGAAAGGGATATAGTTTCTTATCTTGTTCCAGGTTAATGCCATTGGTTTAATAATTATTTATCAGTTTTTGACTACCGCCGTAACTTGTTCTTAACCCAACATTCGGCTGTACCGTATTCAATTCAGGCGTGACATCAATGCCGGCACTGGCAGACTGCAACCATCCTAATGCTGAATAAGTCGGGTAAATAATCCTACCTTTTAATGCCACCCTATCGTCAGGATTACCCCAATACATATAAGCCCTTGTTTCGGGAATGTTTCGTGGTGAAATACGTAAATGAGCCTTAAATATTGCAATGTTAATACAAACTTCAAGTAGTTTCTGATCTCGGTTATCGCCTTTAATCCATTTTGCATCTGTTATTTGAGTATTGGCGGGAATAGAGTATGCAATTCCCATTCCCCACGACTGAATCCCTTTAATGGTATCGTCGGGCCAAACATTAATTATTCGATCTGTTCCTGATTGTCCTATCTGTAAAAGTGCCGAATGATCGAGTATCGATGTTTCAACCTTGTTTGTGTAAGTGTATCCATTCCAATAAACCTGATCGCCAACACGGTAAATGTTTTTGTAATTGAAAATAGGTTTCGGACTGATCGCGTAAAATATCTCGTATTGATCGCCCAGCAAAGTCCAGTGACTAATTGTAAAAACTTCGGCAACTGTAATTGCAGTTGAGCAGGAATAAACCTTTCCGGACTGCAGTACCTGATCATTTAAAGCGTATGTTTTTGAAGCGTAAGGATCAGCGTTTAAATAAACTGTTTGGCCTGCCGCGTAGGTTTTTGCAGGATCATGCTGTGTGATTGATTGAAAAGCAGTTGAAATGTCGTATTTATTCTTCAAAAAACTCTTGCACTCTTCGACCGCAACTAATTGAATACCATCTAAAACTGATTGATTGTTGCCGATAACTTGCTGTAAGTTATCTACTTGTATTTGTTTGATGTAGTCCCCAATGAAAATAAATGAATCCATATTGTCACATTTTGCGTAAAGATAAAAAATAAATTATCTAATTGTAACTATTTCGTGAAATGTTTTTTCCGATGATTGGCGCGGTGTATCTTCCGCCCCTTTGATACTCCATAAATTTATCAGAAAATGCACTGCAAACAATATAATCAAACAAATCCGAATAGTGACCTACTTTCTGAAACCTGGCGCCGGTTGCGGGATCGGTAGCCATTTCTTTTAGCTTTGTTCCGTCCGATGCTTCTTTTAAACTTATAAAATCATTAATGGCCTGCTTGCAGTTTTCGCCAATTATAAAATTCAACCCTCCAATATTCTTTTCAAATACCGTATTAATCCAATTACCTCGCATCACCACCGACGGATTAGACGCTAAAACCCTGTTTGTAGGTTTGTATTGCGTCAAATAGTCGGTTATTAATCGAAAGAAGTTATAACCCTTTTCCAGTTTAGTATCTTGCTTATTCGCTGTTGCGTCACCATACACAAACAGTCCAGTTGAATGTGCAGGATATCGCCGGATAAATTCCAGGCAAACAGATTTAACGGTATTGTTTGGAGTAATCCCGGATATTTCATCAATCATTAAAACGGAATTACCAATTATCTGAAATATACCGCACGGCAAATAAGGATTTACGTTGTCATCCCAGCTCATGTGAATAGGTAAATCAGGATTGTATTTTATTGGTTTAATGTGTTGGTTTATTTCGAAGCATTTATAAAACTCACCGCCTGTTTTTAATTGAACGTTCCAATTACCCTCAACAAATACCATATATTCAAATGTTGGCAGGTTTTTAAGGTTATCGATATATTCCTGTGGTAAGTGCGGATTATCGGTTATTTTGGCCGGTATGTACTTCCATGTTTTCGGCAAAGTATTGTTTTCCCACCTGTCGTAAACTATGTTTTTAACCCATCCATAAGTTGGGTTACATGTTGCTAATATTATTGGTTTTGGCTGTATTCTAGTGTGTGGTATAATCCATGATCCAACGCGCTCAAACGCTTTGTTAAACGTCTTTTGTTGGCATTCATTGATTTCTTCGAAAAGTATTCCATTTACTTCAAGTCCACGCATCCAATCTAAGTCTTTATCCTGTGCGTAGTTTTCAGACTTAAAAAGTATTACCGATCCGTTAGTGTGTCTATATTCGTAAGGCGATTGTTTCAATTGACCTGGAGCCTCCAATTTTCCAAACGACGGAATTGTAGTAGTTCGAATCTTTTCCATATCCTCTCTGATAACACACCACCTGGAACCTGGGAATATCTTACACATAACCAATAACGCCGATAATCCCCAAATAGTTTTACCACCTCGAATCGCACCGCCGTACAGAATGAAATTGAATTTGTCTGATTCAATCGCCTCCATTGCTTCAGTTTGCTTTGGGGTCATTTCGATCATAGAATTATTTCTTTATCCCCCCATTTGATTATTTGCGTTATCTTTTCACCTCCACTTGTAATATCGCTCTTAACCGGCAAATCATACCCAAGCATCTTTTTAATCTCAATATTGGCCTGTAATTTGCTGTAAAGTTTGATCTTAACATACTCAACTTCTTTTGTTTCTTCGTTAAAATTGATCGTTACGGTTTTAGTGTCAATGCTTTCAATGCTCGCCTTTTGATCATCTGTTAGTGATTCAAATTCTTTGCGGTCAATCCATGTGTTGTGAAGGTGAGCTATCGAAGAAAAGGCAATCTTTGTAAACTCATTTAATACTCTTAATTTACTAACTCCAGCCTCCTCTTCAAGGTTATTTTTGATGAAGTTGATATACTGTTTAACATTAGCAATTCTTAGCAACTTGCATCCGCAAACAGCAGCTACATTATCATCCATTTCTCCATATGCTTTTTTGTACGAACGCGTTGCATTCCAGTCAATTATGTAATTGTGGGCAAATATTTTTTGCTTTTCGTTTAGCTCTTCTTTTAACTCTTCGAGTGTATATTGCTTTTGATCATCCATAACTTAAATT